TAAACATATTAGGGTTGCTCATCAAAAGCGCGCTAGTGAACGGCTGGCTGGCAGTCAGGACAACAGCCCCGTTATCCTTAATGATCCGCTTGTACTGCGCCCAAAGCGGATCAAAAGGTATTATGGTATCCCACTTGCAAGCGGTCGTACCATAAGGCAAATCGCAAAGTATCATATCAATACTTCCGTCTGGTATTTCTTTCATCAGTTCCAAGCAATCGCCTTTATGGATGGAACTTGTTTTAGGGTTAATCATGGGTTGGTTTTTGCCCCCAAAACCCCGGCCAGCCATTACAGCCAACCGGGGTGGGGAAACCAAAAACCCATTATCTTAGTCGGCAGGGGTGGCATCGTTTTGCCAAGGCTTGGTTTTGAAGAGCAAAAGAACGGAGTTCACTACCGGGATCAGCATGATCCAAATAGCGTCAAAATTGCCGTTCACGAGCGCGTCAGCGATGGGGCTAACAGAGTCCAGCAGCCCGTCAAGCCATGGAGCTATAAGCAGGATCGCGGATATAAGGTAGGTTACGATGTTTCCTGCCCAGCGCGGCTTGCGGATGCCCTGAAGGATCTCCCGGATGGCTAAACCGATTGGAACTGCGGCAGTGATTAGTGCGGTGATGGCATCCTCACCGATGCCGAAGGCCGCGCCGATTGCCAGCAGGACGAAAACGACAATGTTGCCAATGCCATTTGTGGAGGCGAATTTAAAGCCTTGCGGGGCTGTGATTGAATTACTCATAATGGAAAGGTATTTAAGGTTTCTCGGAATCTGCCGAGCCAGTTTAATCTTTTTCTTTTGACGTTAAGCCGGGAATAATTTGTTTAAGTCTTCGGATAATGTTCACACCTGTGACTGTCTCCACGTTTTCTACCAAGCTGAAAAACTCCGTCACACAAATACCAAAGGAGACTACTTGCGTGATAGGTATAGTTGGAAAGAATATAACCCTCATGTGCTCTGCAACGGTAATCACAACGAAGTAAAGGGCGAACTTTTCCAATGATCGGAAAAGCCCTCGACTGTTGATCTTTTGGCCTCTTTTTTTCGCTGCCTGTATTCCTGAAAATAAATCACCTAACACAAGAACAAAAGCCAGGAACACGAACGGCCAAATGGGGGCCATAAATGAAAGGAAAACAGCGAGCGCTGCGGCGGCGAACCCTTGCCAGTATTGTGAACTAGCATATTTCCCAAGCACATTTAGGTAATAATGAATCATTTTATCATTTTATTATTGTATTATTCTTAACGTGCCTGAATCGTTCCAAACATCGCCAGTGCTCAATCCTGCTGAAGACGTCGCCAACCCAACAAAATTCATTGATGTAGCTTTTATTGTATTGGTGAATGTCTTTTCTCCTGAAATAGTCTGGTTGCCAGTGATTTTGACGTTTTGTGCGTCCAAGGAAGTCACCCCTAGATTAGCCCTTGCCGCTGGGAAGTCTAATAAATCAGAAAGGTTATTGCCCTTCAGCAAACAGCCAGAAAGCCCCGAAGAGCTACCGCCTTGTATTCCGATTGTATAATCTGAGAAGTAACTTGTCACCGTTGCGCCTGTGTTTCCTGTGTTGGTAGCGGTAGAATCAATGAACCACCAACCGAAAAAGATAGCGTTTTTCAGGATTGGATTTAATACAAAGTCTTCTAGTACCGCCCCTGATCTCGCAAGGGCGAGATTTGCGTAATTTCCTTGTCCGTACTGCATCACTATGTTTCCGTTAGAGAATCGGTACAGCCTATGACCTACCCAAGTGGTCGATCCGAGCGCAGTTAACGTATCAGCATTGTCCCAAAACTTAGGCAGGTTTGTGTTGCCGCCAGCGTCGAAAGAGGTTCTTTTTGCTAGAAAAAATGAAGCGTTTGAAACGATGGCAAAATCCTTAATATTAGCGTTGTAAATATCTCCTGTGCCTCCAAACCTTAACAGGCTACCAGCCGAAATATCGAACCCTAAGTCCGTACTTCTGCCGGTTACTAATTGGTCTTTCTTGAAAGGGATGCCCTGTGCAAGCAGGAAGGAGTAAAGATCCCTTATACTGTTCGCATAGTGGCCTATGGGGTTGTTTAGGTACTCGAAACCAACTATTGTCTGCGTGGAAACGTCCATCGCTACGCGCATCGTGAACATTTTTCTAGTCCAATCTTGGCGAGTTGGCGTAGACGTCTGCTGCTGCAAAGCGCCTGCGTTGTCGAGGTAGACGTAGGTAGAAGGCGCTGAGGTTGTTGCAATTGTGATACCCGTTGCCCCAGCGTAAACAATAGAAAAATATCCTTGGTCTGAATTTATTTCCCCATCAACTGCGCCCTGATCAAAAGTAGTGCTTCCAACTACCACAGAAGAAACGTAGGTGGTTGCTACGCCTGTACCTGCTGCAAACTCACTACCGCCAGATTGGTCTACCCATTCTGTATCGTAATTAGTTGCACTGGCCTTAGCTAAAACCTGCCCAGTTGCTCCCCCCACAACTACGCCCTGCGCAGCGTCAGCATCATCGCCTCTTAGGTCGCCTGTGCTGAATGTTGTTGCGTCGCTAAAAGTCAAGATTAATATTCCGGTAGCAGGATCGTAAGAAGCTGAAACGATTCCATTCCCGTCTTGCCCTTCAGGTATCGTAAAATCAAATACAGCAGCCGAAGAAGTGCCACTATTATTTACCGCAGCAGAAGTACCGGCCGCGCCTGTCGTTGTCGTGCCTGCTGCTATGGTTGCGGCCGGTCCTTGCGGCCCTGCGGTAATATTTAGCGTGCCGGTTACGACGGTTTCATCTACTGATAGAGTTCCTGTGATGTTCATAATTGGCTTTTTATTATGTTCAGCTTAAACGTTACTTCTATATCCCCAAGAACAAAGAAATTGCAATTGAAAACCAACGCACGGCCCGTTAGATTTGTGTAGTCAGAACCATCAATAGTGATGCTTATGGTCCTATTGGCCTCGCTGATTACCAGCCCATCCCCTACGGTGTAGGTTTTCATTGCTCTATTGTTATGCACTGCCACGACCTTCGCATTAGCAATTACATCAGCGTCCCAATTGAAGCTAAAAACCTTACCTACTTGACTAGTGGATAGGTCGAAAGTTCCAAAATCGGTGGGTTCATGAAAGGGAGAGTAAACCATGTTTTTTTATTTAGGCTCAGGATTATGTAAATCCCAATCGGTGAGTTTTTCGGTGAGTTCTGATTCGGTTATTCTGTCTTTTTTTTCGTCTCTACGAAGGTCTTTTAAGAACTTGTAGCGGTCTTTATTCCAGCGCTCTATATCTCGTTGCAGTCTGAGCGCATCGCGTCTGTTTCTGCCTTCTGGCGTAGACTTGAAAGCCCCAACAACAAAGGATAAAAAAACCATCATTTCACGTAGTGCTTCGAGTCTGTTCATGCTAGGGTGGGGTTAGGCGGTTATGGTGGCATAGTCGGTTTCTACTTCTTCGATGGGACGTAGCCGCCGGCCACCGATTAAGGGCATTTTGTAGCGGCTCATGGTGATGGCATTGCCCTGGTTGCCTCCAAATACTTCTATCCCGGCCGTTCCATGATCGCAAAGAAAAAACCCTACATGGCCTTTACCTGCGCCTCTGTCGAAGATAACCAGGTCGCCTACCTTCAAATCCTTACGTTCAATGGCGATACCTACATTGAGCCAGCCACGCGCTAGGCCAGGGTGGCGCAAGTGCATTATATCCTCGTAGCACATGGAGACTGCACAGGTATTGATGAAACAACTGCACCATGCTAGGGTGCTATCATCGCCCCATGTAGGGAAGATGTCTCGGATCATGTCAAGGATGATAGGGTTTGAGCGCGGCCCTTTTACCTCTTGATGTCCTGCGTAGGCTAAGGCATGGGTTAGTAGATTGGTCATTAGTCTATTTTTTGGGTTTCTAGGTATGACCCTCGGATCATCGTAATTGAGCCTACCGCGTCAGTCCCGCCCCAATCGATTTTAATCGCGTTGCCTAGGCTATTGTAAAAGGTGCCTTCGATAATTACTATGTGCGTGGCGGTGCTTGATGTGGTAGCGACGTCTGCAACATAAGGCCACCCTTGTAGCCCCCTTACAGATGTTGCGTCATTGGACCTGCTCATGCTGAAATCATTAAGCGCAAATGTTCTTTCAACCTCATATTCTAAATCGGTGTCAACGTCACTGCCTCGGTACACTAGTACAGCCTTGAACTTATAGAGTCCTGCTACAAGCGATGCGGTTGTTAGCGAAGCATCAGTAGCAACACTTGCTGAAGTCCTGGTAAGGTTTGACGTTCTGGTTACTCTTGTTGGGCCGTCTTTTAGGCTCGAAAGGTCTATTACTTTGGTTGCTTCACCGTCGCCCGATAACGAAATGTTTAAGTCCGTCCCTGTGAAAGTGGCGACATCAATGGTTTGTATCTCGTTCGTAATACTTCCATCCACCTCAGCAGTTAGGTATCCGTTATCGTTTGCAAATGCATCAACTTGCGACTCGCTTAGCTGCGTATTCGCGTCGTTAGCATCCGCATACGCTTCTGCATCCGTCTGCGCTTGGTTTATGTCCGTTTGGATTGTGGAATTTACGAACAAGTCGGTTTGTGCGAACGTGCCGTTTGACGTAGTTCCTATCCCCGTTGTGGGTGTTCCTGTTCCGATACCTCTGGCCCTAATGCTCCCGGCAACGTCTATCTGTTGCGTTGGATCCGTCCCGAATCCTACGTACTTATTATCTTTTTTTATGAAGATGGCGGCGGCGGTGGAACTTAAAACGCTCGGACTTATCAGAAAAGCGTCGCTATCGCTATCGTCAACGCCTACTCGCCAACGTTCAGTACCCTGCGTTTCAAAACGAAAAGATGGGTCACGGTCCGATGTGCTGGATAGGTCAGAGCTGATTATAAAAGTGGCAAACTGTGCAGCGTCTAGTCGTAGCGATGCGTTTAGCGTTGGTTCTGATATATGGAAATTTGTAGTAGGTGTTGATGTGCCTATACCTACGTTTCCAGCATTGTAATAAATATCACTTCCCGTTGTTGTCCAAACATTATTAGCATCTGCATAAGCTTCCGCAGCCGATTGTGCAGCAGCAACATCGGTGCTGGTAGCAAGCGTATCAATAGCTAATCTGTGAACCGCTAACGAATCAAATATCACCGTGTCGTCGTAAACCGTATTTGCGTCGTTAGCATCCGCATACGCTTCTGCATCCGTCTGCGCTTGGTTTATGTCCGTTTGGATTGTGGAATTTACAAATAGGTCGGTTTGTGCGAACGTGCCGTTTGAAGTAGTTCCCAGTCCCGTTGTAGGTGTTCCAGTTCCGATGCCCCTGGCCCTAATGCTCCCGGCAACGTCTATCTGTTGCGTTGGATCCGTCCCGAATCCTACGTACTTATTGTCTTTTTTTATGAAGATGGCGGCGGCGGTGGAACTTAAAACGCTGGGGCTTATTACAAAGGCGTCGCTATCGCTATCGTCAACGCCTACTCGCCAACGTTCAGTACCCTGCGTTTCAAAACGAAAAGACGGGTCACGGTTCGATGTGCTGGATCGGTCAGAACTAATTACGAAAGTGGCAAACTGTGCAGCGTCTAGTCGTAGCTGTGCGTTTAGTGTAGGTTCTGATATATGAAAATTTGTAGTAGGCGTTGATGTGCCTATACCTACGTTTCCCGTATTGTAGTAAATGTCACTTCCCGTTGTCGTCCATTGCGACGCAATTGCGGATGTTTGCGCGTCTACATATCCTTTAGTCGCCCCTTGTTGGTTACTTACTGGGTCTAAAAGACCACCTAAATAATTGCTATTTAGGTCAGGCGCAGCGTTAAAATGAACAGTCCCCTTTAGGAAAGTTGAATCCGTGTTATCGTTTCCAAAAGTGAAACTATTTGATCCGTTTCCTATTGCGTCAAACCCAAAAACGTTTTCATTTATAGGGTTGTCATACGCTGCCTCAGTCATAGGGCCAACGTACATGGACTGATTAGCCGTAAATAGAGGCACACTACCGGTAGCGAACTGCCCGGCTTGCGCGCCGAGCGCAAAGTTTTGCGACCCTGTTTTGTTGTTGAAAAGAGATTGCGATCCTATGACTACATTTTTTTCTCCTGTGGTGTTTCTAAAAGCTACTTGGTAGCCGTCAAAGACGTTGTAGCCGCCGGTCGTGGTGTTGAGCCCGGATTGGTAGCCACGCATTATATTGAACGTACCTGTTGTAAGATCTTCCCCCGCTTGTAGTCCGATCCTAAGATTTCCGTTCGCGTCTTGCAGGTTCAGATTTGCGTTTATTGTAATTGGGTTGTTTGTCGTTGCCCCTACATCCGTAACTGCTTGGAGGTCTTGCGGTAGACTGCTGGCCCCGACATTGTTCTGAATGGCACTAAAGATAAAATTACCAATCAGGTGCGAACCTTCCCTACTTTCATGTACCGCATCCGTTGAGAAACCCCGGCTTTGGAAAGTTGCCGCGTTTGGAACGATGTCGTACAGATTTGCAAACCGCCAATATCTAGCATCTGCCGAACTCTTTAATTCTGCATTGTACTCAGCATCTGTATAGATAGTTCCTAGTGACATTCCTTCAATACCAACCAGTAAAACATCCGAACTTGTCCCGTAATTTTGTAATGTGTCTACTATTCGTTCTACATTTTCGGAAAATGCGGTAGGCGTAAAGTCCCTATTACTGTCGTTTGTTCCTAATCTTACGACCACCGCGTCAGGAGGGTAACTAGAAATCATTTCCTTGTTCGGAAAGTCCAGCAAAGTATTAAACAGTTCAGCGTCATACCCCGAATTGGACAAACAGTTCACGATAATTCCTTTAGCGTTAGTCCTCAAAAAATACCCATCTAAGGTGTAATTTGTTCCTGAAATGTTTTTAAGCGTAAGCGTATGCGAAGTGTCCGCGATGCCTGTTATTCCATATACTATTTTTGCCTCTACGCCATTAGCATTCACTGTATCTATGGCTACCCCGTCCACAATAATAGATATGTCGCCCCCTGATGGGTGGCGTAGATAGCTAATCTTTGCGTAGTCCCAATAGGTAGAAGTTAGATCATCTGTGTAGGTTGTGTAATTGGTATTTAACTCTATCCTTACTTCCCCCGTTCCTGTTAGTTCTTGTGCCTGACCATCGAGAGAATATTTTGCGAAAACCGTTCCTGGGTATTCTACCGGAGTAGACGATGTGGCCCTTGGTATTAATCCTAACCGCCCGTTATTTTTTGTGCTTATGGACATATATCCAGTTCCTGCAAAGCCATAGGCCGCGCCGTAGTTGGCTTGTATTTTACTGATAGTGTGTACGGCGTTTAGCTTACTGTCGCCAACTAGCCAAATGTTAGGCTGCTGGAATGTGTCTACTCCTATCTTGTAGGCCATGTTTGCCCCTTGGCTAATGCTTCCCCTTGAAGCTCTTTGTTCTTTTAGGTCGGCATATCCATTTGCGGCTAGTTGCGCTGTCGCCAACTCACCAGAATAGACTACACTGTCAGGAATGTTCGGTATTGCGTTCCAATTTGGGGCTTCCCCCTTAAGATTTACAAACCCTCCAAAATAATCTACGTAATAGATACTATCCAATGTAGATTTAAAGAACCGACCGCGCAAGCTGTCAGGAATGGAAACGTTAGGATTTACGGCAATACCTTCTACTATGTTTGCAGCAAAGTATTTGCGTAGTGTGTCGAGGCGAAAAGCAGCCGCAAATCCCCTTGTATAAGTGCCTGTTCTGTCGGTGTCTCTCGGATCGTCAATAGTAGGCAGCGTGTTGATCACTTGGGCGCGAACGCAGGTGCAGGCAAGGGTCAAGAAGAGCAAAGTAATAAGCCTCATTAAGTGTTGATTTTTATAAGTTCTGATGTTACGGTTAAGCCTTTAGGCGCTGTGCCTGTGGTTGTTTCTACCTGTACTCTGTAATACCCTTCCAATACGTCCGCGAAGGCATCTATTACCCCTCCAAGGCCGCCACCATCGTAGGTGGCAACCGTGTATCGGTAGCCTGTTGCGTCGTAGTATTTCAGGTTTATTTTTGCGCTACCCGTCATGTCTTGAGCGAACGCAAAATGCACCTTACGTATGTGCCACCCTATCCGTCTATTTGGTCGCCAGAACGCGCCGACAAAGCCAGTCGTTAGCGAGTCGTCAAACCCGAATAGGTGGAAGTCGTAGTAATCTTTTCGTAGTAGCTCCTGGAGCTGTGCTGTGAACTGAGGATCTGGTTGTAGGTAGCTGCCTTCTGGGAAGCTAGTAGTTGGAGTTACTAGGACAATTGCGACCTCTGTTGTGGATGGTACTAGCCATTCCACACCGTCCGCGCCGAAATATTCAACCGCGCCCGTGTCTGTTTGAAGGCCAGGGATGAAGCCTGAATCGTGGCTTACTTCTACGTTTTGCGTCTCGCCCGTGTCAGGGTTTATCATGGTGATGATGTCACCCGCAAACAATGGCGTGTCCGCTAGGTTTGGCACAGTCAGCCCGCCGATCTCAACGTCTGGTACAATCCCGCCATCAGTGGCAGAAAGTACTGTATTGATGCCAGGAGCACTAAGTCCAGGCGTCGCCCCGGTTCCGCTTGGGCCGGTTACTACGCCGGGATTTGTGCCAGGTAAGTCGGGGGTACTACCAGTTCCCTCCCCTGTATCTCCAATAGGCGGCACGTTTGTCTCTGTTGCTGTGGGGGAAGTGTCTATGAAGTTGGCAGCTATTTCTACCCAACTACCTCGCCACTCATCGCTATTAAGACTTATAGTTCCTGATTGCATCAGGTAAAGCCTCGTCCCACTACCGAACATATAATCAGCCTCATAATCTGGGGCAATTACTGTGATGTCGAGGCGTTCGCGCTCTGAATCTTGGAGGGCCAATGTCATTTGAGCCAATAGCCCACCGTGGGCCATTGTAGTGGCGTTAAGGTAGCCGCCGTCCTCCCATCTTCGCCAACCGGAAGTAGGCTCCCAAGTAGTTCCATTTTCCGTAAACTCAATCCTGCCAAAAGTATTTTCGTCAGGTCCATCACCAAATAGCAATTCACGTTCTAGCTCTACCGAATTATCGCCAGCCGCAGCCGTCAACGGATTGAAGTAGGTGTAGTTATATTGGTCTGTAATAGATCCACTTAGTAGCGATTCTAAAAAAACATTCGATAAGCTGTAATTGATACTTACGTCTGTAATCGAAGCGTTCAGCGAATCAACGTACTTAATCACAGAAAAATCTAAAACAAGATCACCCTCGTCTGGAATCACTGGAGTCGTGATAGAAAAAGGCTGAGACATTTGCCGCTCTGCCTGTGGCGGTGGCGCAGGTATAGCCACCTCGTATGAGTTGTTGCCTGCGGTCCATACCGGCTCTGTATAGCTGACGCCAGAAGGTGTAATAATGGCATCCCGTTTTAGGGATTTGATTGTGGCGTCATTATCGTCTCTAATATAGATGCTTACGCCGATCACTAGATAAATAGCTCCCGAAACTATCCGAGGTGTTCCGTTAGGTGTAATTAAAAACTCCAACAAAGACGTAAGTAATAGCCGACCTGCGCCGCCGTTGCTTCTAAAGTTCTCTACCCTGGCAGACGGCGTAAAGCTTTGTGTCCAGATATAGCCGGGTAAAAGGTTCTGCCTAGAGTAGTGCTTGTAGGTAAGGTCAACCCCTTTTAGTGGCGCTAAAAAAGCGATTTCACCGCCAACCCTGGCTACGCTGTCGGAGGTAGATAAATCTGCGCCCACCTGCTCGACTTGCCCCGCCCAGCTCGCTAATGTTTCCGCTGTCAGTTCCGTTCCTGCCTTATCGTACCTGTAAAACGTAACGTCTTCTGACTGCCGCGAATAATCTCCTATCTCAGAAACGACGTACCTTCCATTATTGAATATTAAGCGAAGGTTGAACGCTTTTAGTATTTCGATCAGAGAGTCGTAGACAGTTTGAAACGTAACCTCACCTTTTTTATCGACCGTTCGCAAAGCCTTGAAACTCAAGCGTAGCTTTTCAAACACATTAACGCCCCCCGTCATTCCTTGTGGAACCATTGTCGAATGGGCGCGCAAGTATTCCGCGCCTGTGGCGAAATAATCGCCTAGTGGCACGTAGGAAAGAACGTTAAATAAGTGCCCGGAAACCGTCGTAAACTCGTTTAATCCATTCTGCGCGTAATCAAGATTTTTAAGCCTGCTAATACCATCAGTAGCAACAATTGTGAACTGCTTAGGGTATCCGGAAAATGATTCTGTTACTAAATCTACCAGCATAAAACCAACCCACCACAATTCCCCATCTTTTTCAATCCGCAACCGGTACTGCAATTCATTTGCCTGTACCATTGTCCGAAAAATACTAGCCTGCGTGCTGTTCACAACACTAAACTGCACAGTTGCCTTCGAGGTTAGAAGGTGCGCATCTATATCTTCTTTCTCTGACTTGTACGCGAGCTTAGCGCTTAATATATTAAGGTCGGTCCCCGCGCTTGTTGGCGCTCCATTGTCGAGGTATATGTCGTAGACTGTTCCCGACGTACTATTTCGGCCTAAGCTTGTTATTTTCCCTTTTGCTACTGTGGCCATTAGAATGAGCGTTTGTAAGACGATTCGGCGCGGGAAATAACCCCCACGAGATCTTCGCCTCTGATTACAAATTCTACATTACCGCCAAAGCTTCCACTATTCCCGCCGCCTCCTGCCTGCCGGATCAGCGCGTCAAGGGTCGGAAGTGGTACAACGGCTTCTGGCCCAGCCTCACCAATCAGGGCAAGTTGTGCCCCGGTTGTTATACCTCCGTCTGCCAGGGCTGGAATGTTTAGAGCGCTTAGGAGTCCTTGAAACATTGCGTTTGCACTCGCGCCAGCAGCAGCAGCAACAGGAACCACCAATGGGCCTAGAAAAGAAGCCTTAGTAAGCGCAGAGGCAACGACGGCCGCAACGCCCTGCTTGATGAAGCTGCCAACAATACTTCTGGTGGCCTTAGCGAGTGCAGCGCCAAAGCTTATTGCGCCGTTAGCCATGTCTGAGAAAACACTACTAAGAACCCCTGAAACAAGAGCAGCGCCAGCGGCCATTGCCTTTTGTCCTTTATCAAGGTTCTCAAAAACAGTATTGAACGTTAAGCCTAGCGACTCATAAAAAGCCCTTGTTGCGCTAAGGCTGGCATTTGACGCTTCTTGCGCTTCTGCTTGCGTGTTCTGCTGGTCGGTAAGAGCTGCCAGATTTTTTTTCAGGGCTAAAACCGCCTCGCCTGTTGCTGGCAAGTTTTCGTCATAGGCGCGAGCCAAAGCTTCATTGGTAAGGTCGATCTTCTCCCTTAGCGGGTCAAACCCCTTGCCAAAGAAGGCTGCTTTTTTATTTACTTCTAGAAATGCTGCGCCTAGACCGTCCGTCAATTCTTTTCCCAATTCCTCAAATACCTCTTGCATTCTTGCTACCCGATCTAAGCCTTTGATAGGCTTGACCTCTAAGCCAGCTAGACGGCTTTGGAATCCGTCAACGATTAACGATCCAATCACAAATTCGTTAAAAAACTCGCTTATCTTTTTAGCGCCTTTGTCGGATAAGGTTGCTGCCGCGTTGTTCAGTTCTTGTATTGCGTCTGGGGTTCCCCTTGTGGTGGGGTCTGGTCCTGGGGGCTTCGTCGGCTTCTTAACAATCGGATCACCTGGCGCTCTAATACCTTGCGGCAACTCAGGCGCAACTGAAAGTCCAAAAGTTTTTCTAGCGAAATCCTCAACCTCCTTGCTGGCTGTAATCTTCTTTAATTCACCTTTTAACGTTTGGGAAAATGTAGTGCCAAATGCGTTTGCCACTCGCTTGCCCGCGCCACCTCCAAGAGTCAGATCAAAGGCTTCTTTAGCGCTGTCGAGCGCGCCTGATAAATCACCCTTTACTAAAGATGAAATTGCCCCTACAACGGCCTTGATGGTGTCAATGATTGTGAGGAACTTTTCGATTGTAGCCGATATGGTAGCCGCTATTACAGAGAATACAAAATTAAACACATCACCTACGGAATCAAAGGAATCTTCTAGGGATGGAAAAATGCTTACAATTAGGTCTTTTATAGGGCTGAAAATGCTAGAAAATGCCTCACCTAACCTACCTATCTGATTCCTAAAAAACTCGCTATTTTTATAGGCTTTTGTGATGGCAATGCCTATGATAACAATAGCCGCGATTGTCAAGCCAATTGGCCCAGTTAGCACCGCAAATGCAGACGATAACTTACTGAGCGCAGCCGAAAAGCTGACCACCCTAGTAATGCCGCCGCCAGGTATAAGTATGCCCGCTAATCCGCTGAATACTTTAAAACCGCCTGTGACCGCAGACAATGGCCCACCAAGCAATTTAAACCCAGAAATAAGCAGGGGTAAAGACTTGGCAGCCGCGCCCAGCCCAAACGTGAGCGGACCAACCGCAGCAACGGCCAACCCTGTGAAGATGATGAACTTTTGAACGTTGGGGTTTAGATCAGCAAAGGCTTGCGACGCCCTGCCTACAAAGTCTCCCAGCCGCTGTAAATTCTTTTCTAAGTTCAGCGATTTGGCGATTGCCTCACCTAGTGGACGGATGCCTACTTGGACGGCGTTTGCGAACGACTCAAAGGATTTTGCTAAACCGCCCTGAACGCTCTGGAATGATTCGTTTTGCTCTATGGCCGTAGTGAGCCGGGAAACAAACGTTTCCATCTCAATACCCGTATCTCGGATCCCTTCGGCGGTGCTGGCTCCAAACTCCTGTTTTATAACCGCGCCTAACGCTGGCATCCGATCAAGGATCGTATTAAGGTCTTCTTGTTCTATCTTGCCTTTACCGACAATTTGTGTAAACTGACGGATTACGCCGCCAACGTCGTCAATGGATGATCCTGAAACGGTAGCGGCAATACCTAATTGCTTGATGGTCCGTTCCGCTTCCGCAGCCGCCAATCCAGCGCCAACCAACCGTTGCTCACCGAGCGCAGCCGTTTTTAGATCAAGGGTCGTCCTGGTATCAAGAACGATCTTGTTCAGCCTATTGAAGGCATCCGCACCGCCCTGGGCTGATCCGCTTAAAGCGCCCAAACCCTTTTCTAATCGATCAAACTCGGCAAACGTCTTGACAGCAACGCCACCCAGGGCGATCAAAGGTAAAGATATGCGAGTGGTCAAGTCACGGCCAATGCTTTCGGCCTTGAACCCAAAGCGCTTCAAGCCTTTAAGCGCACCCCCTAGCTGACTATTTAGGCCACTAAGGTCTGCGCCTATCCGAATGCTTAAATCGCTTCTAGCCATTAGTTAGGGTTTTTAATAGCAATACTTTCTAAGTATGCCTGTTTTGCTCGCCTGTCGGCTGATTCATTTCGTTTGCGTCGCGTCTCCCTTTCTTCGTCGTTTAGCTGCTTTGGTGCGGCCTCATCCTCGTCTTTAAGGTCAATGCAATCGCTCGGAGATAGCTTTTTATAGTGCGGTCGCATGGCCGCGAACATCAGCAGTTGGGTTTGTTTCCATCCCACCCGTTCCTGTTTCCTGAAAGCCGAAAGTGCGGCTATCAATTCAGCAGGGGTTAGGTCGAAAAAGTCCGGCAAAGAAATGCCGAGTACCCCAAGCGCTAAGGCTTGGAGGTCGGCGCTTTCTTTTTTACCTTAACGGCTTTTGCAGTGCCTACGTCTGGTGCTGATTGCTTGTCTGCGATGGCTTCAACAGCACGACCAATCAGGGTCATATCATCGTCTACTGCGCGTTCAATATCATCCAGCGTCGGTACTTCGCGCTCATCGCCAGTGTACCGCATGCCGGAGCGTACAATATTGTGGATGAACGGACAAATAGCATCAGCCGGGAACTCTTTAGCCATCTTTTCTTCCAGCTTTTCAACCTCCGTCATAAAGCGGAGGCCGAAAAGCGGAAGGGTGCGTTTGATGGCCGAAAAATCGAAGCGTACTGGATATTCTTCGTCTTTGAACTTTACGGTACTCATGGGTTTTGGTTTTGGTATTGGTTAGCTAATAGTACCGAAGGTGGGCGCTCCGATCATGGTGATGGTGCCGGAAAGGGTAGAGTTTTCCTCTACTGCTGCGCTGATGCTGATGTCAGAAATAAGCCCGTTGCCGGACACTTCAACGTCGCCAGTAGCATCGGTAGTGAATCGCCACGCGAACGCCGTATTGCTGCTGAACTGGGTTAGTAAGGTGGTCATACTCCCAACCGTGGCAGTGTTGAGGGTCACGTCTTCGGAAGCTAGCCCTTCAAAAGACAAGCTGCCTGAGCGTTGGCCAGCCTCACCGCCAGCGTAGCCGCTAACGCTGTCTTTGTCCAGGGTTTCCCGGATTTCCATTGAAAGGGACATGGTACAGCTTGTAGCGTGTCCAACTACATTTCCAGCAACGTAAACCCGAAGATTCGTGCCGTTAATTACTCCTGAAGTAGGCATAACTTGATATTTTTAAGTTTTACGCGCAAGAAAGTCCTGCACAATCTGAAAGTATTTTTGTTCCTCCTGGAAGGATGCGTCGCTTTCGTCATCGAAGCGCGTTCTTATCGTTTCGCCGGAATCCAGTACAACCGTTTCCCAGTTTAACGCCGTTTTTACAAGCCGGGAAACTACCCGCGCCTGAAGGTTATTTGTTGCGATAATTGATACCTGAAAAGACCAGCCATCTGACACCGGGCCATCTTGCGTAAACTGCTCCTTCTCGTCTAATTGCGTGTAGACGATGAATGGGGCCGCAACGTTTTGCGGTGCATTTCCTGGGTATATCTTCGCCCCTACCTCTGCCACTAGCGCAGCGTTGGTTGAAAGCAATTCGTACACTCCGGTTTCAGGGTTCATTATCTTGTTTTTATGCCACGCGAAGCGGCTCTATTCTTTATGATTCTTAGTGATTCTTTTGCAACTTCAGATCTTACTTGCGTAGCGGTTTCAGAGATAGCTGGCTGCAATACTCTGCGGTTAAATGCGGCTGCTGATCCGAAAAGCATCCGAGCGTAGTATCCATCCGTCGGCTGTCCTACGCCGCCGTATTCCGCAACTCTATTTTTCGCAAAGCGCGGGCCTACAAATGCGTCTCGCGTTTTTCTTAAAATCAACCTACCAGCGGACCTGCGGAGATTGCCAGGGTTGTACTTGATCCGCTTCCCGTTGGCATACCGGTAATGAACCGCCGCTCCTTTTGGCGTTTTGTCCCGAACCGCTTTAACAACTGGCCGTGATGCCCTTATAAGTATTCGCCTTCGATCCTTCTTGTTGAAATCCTTTACGGTACTTTCAACCTTAGCGATCCAAGCCTCAATCTCTTTATTCAGCGATGCGGCATTACCGATTGGCATTAAGTATCTGTTTTGTGCTCCCCCATTTGGTAGCACTCTATTATTTGAAATTCGAGGTAATCGCCCGTTGGAACTACCGCGTCAACTTCGTAAATAAGGCTGTCAAAAACTACCCTGTCGGCTGCACTTACTACCCCTGACTTTTTGCGAATCGTGAATTGTACTGCAGTCCTGTTTGTAAGTTGACCTACCTGGTACTTTTCGTCACTGCCTACTGTCAAGAATTTAGCCGAAGCCCATGTCGTAAACTTGTCGGCCCAGGTGTCTACCGTCCCGCCCATGTTATCACGAGTGGAGGTAAGCGCCTGTACTGTTATTCGGCCGCGCATCGACCCGATCATGTCCATTACGTTACCCATCTGCGGACCGTATTTAGTAGGTTTTCGGATGCTGTCGGTAATCTCCTGACCTTATCACTACGATTGGCCTCCATATCGCCAACCATGAGCCAAATCGCGGCAACAATAGTTCTAGGTACGTCGCTTGCGTTCTCCCCATATCCAGCCGTATAGACGACCGTTACTCGGTCGTCAGGCAAGTTCTTAAGGGTGATGAAAAAGCCGTCTACTCCATCGTCTGTGGTGTAGTCAGTGGCAGACAATAAAACCTCGCCAACCGTTACGCTGTCAACGCTGATAACCTCACCTCGTGAAAGGATAATATCATCGTTTATGCCGTAACTTTCGGTAATGCCCTGGCTGATGAAAGCCCGGTTGGTGTACTGTTCGCACTTCTCCCGCGCTGCGCTGATTAACGTTTCAATCAGCACATCTTCACCGTCGTAGTCCACGCGAAGCCAGTTTTTGGCATCGGTTATGCTGACCGGCTCAATGATGGGGGGAGTTGTTATTCTCATTTTTTAGTTGCGGTTTCTTTCTTGCTAATTCGCCGAGTTGCCTTTTCAGACTTTGGCGCGGCTGGTTCTTTTGTCTCCTGTACCGAACGCTTCAACTCAACCGCAAAGCCTTCGGTGATTAGCTGTTGGGCTAACTCGTCGAATACCTCTGCCGTATCGTCAATGTTGTAAGCCAACTTAAATGGCTCTCCGGTCGGGCTTCGGGTGAATAGTACTTTTTTCATTGCGTTGGTTTTGAAACCGAGGGGCAGGTTTTATTCCGCCCCTCGGTTGTCATTCAGTCAGTGAATCGTTAAGCCGTAGCGGACGTATTGATGTCCTTAATGGCTGCAAATGCCTTTGGCTGACGGATGGCGATGTCGTGGAAACCGTGGGTAATCAATCGCACCATGCCGCTCGTGGCCTTGCTGTACGGGTCTGCGATTACGTCCATACCGCCCCATGTGCCGATCATCATTTCCCGGAAGTTTCCGAAAATGAGAGCAGACAGCGCTGTTCCGGTTCCCTTGGTCAGGTTGCTCGGTACTTGCGTGGTAAACGCTGCGTTGTAGCCTAGAATACCACTATTGGCATTCTCCATGAGGAAACGTCCGCTACCTGCGTCTACAAGCGTGTTCATCAGCTCTGCACGCACCTGGGGATTACCCAAGAATGACAGATTGGCAAAGTCCACGTTCTCAACGTCTAGCGTGCGGATTAAGGCAATCAAGGCTGCGCGGGTAAGAACTGCGCCGTTAGTGCCGAGTGCAACTGCGCCAATGCCCGTGGTGTTTAGGACACCTTCAGGGACAGGGTCGGAGCCGCTGCCGTTAATGGCCGCAAGGTCGAGGGCCAGCTCGTGAGACCGTCGAAGATCAGAACGAAGGAGGTTCTCGAAGGAAACCGGAACAGTACTTTGCAGCATGAGCTGACGGCTGGCCTCCGTTACCGCCGTTAGGCGCTTGGGGATCATCGTCACCTTATCAAAGGCTGCGTCGGTTACTCCAGCTTCAGCTTGTTCAGTTTTCCAGCTAGCTACCGTGTTACCGGTCTGGCGGGGGATCTCAATGTTCGACATCAAGCCGTCCATGTTCACAGCGCCGAGGCTAAAAACGGTGGGGTTAGGCCGGAGGCTTTCAATGAATCCGATCATGCTCGTGCCTACCGTATCGCCAGCGTTGGCAGCAGTACCGACAAGCGCATCGCGGCGCTCGGGGGCCATTGCCCAGGACGGTACGGCAAATCCCTCAATAGCCTTGCCGAAGGCGCGAGCCTCCTTTTCGGCTTCTTGGTGGACTTCTGCTTCCATGCCCTCCAAAGGCTTTTGGAGGAGTTGGCGGCCAATGGCACGCGTCAATCGGAAGCCGCTGGCGATTTTGGATTGTTCGCGGCGTTCGCTGCCACCTGTGGGGTTACCACCAGCTACGCTTGCGACCTTTTGGGCCGTGTCCGCACCTGCGTCCACCTGGGCGCGAGATTCGATGAACTCGGCGTCTTCGGCGCGAGCTTCAAGGTCTTGAATTTCCTTTTTCAAGGTTTCCTTTTGCTTGGACTCGTCCTCAGAATAGGCTCGGGATTCGGTGGCCACTTTTTCAAGTAAGCCGCCCATCGCTTTGGTCTTTTCGGCAATCTTCTGCCGCAATTCCTGTGATTGTTTCACGTTCATTAGTTATTTAACAGCAGAAAGCCGTTGATTAAAAAAAGCTACGTCTTCCTGGAAGCCAGGACTATATAGCGGTTGTTCTTCTTTGGGGGTTTCTTTGGTTGGCTTGGATCGGAGAGCTACGCTGGTATCAGGGTAGGCCGGGTAAGTGACCAGAGACACATCGTACACATCACTTATCTTGGTAATGCTGCGCAGGTCTGGGCCGTTATCCCTTGACATTTCCCACTCTTGCTCGGCTACCCTAAAGGCGAATGAACATTGAGAAACATCGCCTCGGCTGATCATTTCCACCAAGTCGTTCCCGTCGTTAGTCTTCGGCAGAGAAAACCGGAATTTTAGACCACGATCATCAATATCCAGCTTTAGCGTACCGGGGGTTCTGGCTAAAACCTTATTAGAGTCATGGTTGAACAGAGCTACAACGTCGGTCATGTTGGCCGCGTCAAACGCTCCTTTTGCCACCCGTTCGTTGTACCCGCCCATGTCGGTAACGTTGTCGGTCAGGGCCGCGTAGCCCTCAACCGTCCGTCCGTCACCGTCAGCCGCACGAAACTCAATGCTTCGCGCGCGCAACTCCATATTTTCGTGGTGCTTAACCTTGCTCATCTTCGTTGCTATTTTGGTCCGATTGCGGCTCTTGTGGCTTAATATTGGAAGCTAGGGGCAGGTCGTACCTATCCCCACCTTCGTAGCTGTTCATATTTTCTAGCGCCCGGATCTCGTTGGGAGACATGGACTGAGTAGTTCGCATTTTCATGTAGTAGTCAGCGCGGGCGCTGGTATCTCCACGAAGGAGGCCAGCAGTATTGAATCGGACGCGAACTGTATCGCGTTCGCTTTTGCTAATTGCTTTAGTGTTGAACTCGTCCTCAATTATCTTGATGAATGAGCGCAGGGTGAATTGCACAAATACCCTGTTCAGTTCTTCCACGTTACTAAACGTGGCGCTGTCCATTGCTCCCAAAAGGATGGGGTGAACGCCAGTCATATTGCTGATGTCCTCGGTGGTGCGAGCGCGGCTTTCGTTTAGCTGGTTTTCGTTTAGACTATCGCCTAGCTTTACGTACTTCACGCCAATAGGCAGCATACCCACCTGGCCCATTTTATCCATTCCGATGTTGGTGCGGTTCCATGCGGCGCGGGCCTGCTCAAATTGCTTGACGTCCATCGGTTGATCGGGAGCTAATACGCCACCAACCTGGCCGCCTTTTGTGTAGTACATCTTGCCGAGCCGTATCTCGGCCTGGGCGCGTTCTAAACAGTCTTTGAACAGGTCCAACGTGCTCTGGCCGCTTATGCCATCCATGCTGTTAATCTTGAAGTGCAGCACTTCGTCAGCACTCAGAGCTTCGTTGATGTCCGAAAACTTGTAGAAGTAGTTTGTGCCTACTTTCACGATGTCGGCCGTGCGTTCGTCAATGATTTCGAGCATCTTAATACCGCCCCCGCTACCGACCACGCGAACAAAGCAGTTACCGCGCAAAATCAAAATTCGGATGATGGCTGCGCGGAAGTCGCCTGAGTTGTAAAGAGGGTGTGGCCGAAATTTCAGCAACTGATACAACGGGTGGTCTTTGGCCTCCTGTCGGTTTCCATTATCCTCACTTCGGTAGATGCTAATTGGTAGACTTGCAATCTGCGTGGCTATAATCTCTATTGCCCGGTTAAATGCGGGGATGGATTGAGCCGTTTTTTCGTCTAAAATTAGATCATCATTCACGCCCCAGCTTACCAAAAGCTGTTTCCACGCGCTGAATTTGTCCGAACTTGTTACGGTTTCGACTGAATACCGCTTTTCACCTGCCATCCAGCCCGTTGCCCATCTCCAAAAGGAAGGGCTTTTCACGGCTTTTACTGGTAGGTTTGGTGCGGTCATGGTGTAAAGAACCGCCCGCAAACAGGATCTTAACGTAAACTAGGTTACGTTTTGTATCTTGCAGTATGCGAATAGAAATAAAAAAAACAGCCCTAGTAAATATCACATGGTCCGACAATGATTTAAGGAAAAAATTTCAGGATTGGGCGCTAAAGAACCAAGTTTTTCCATTAAAACTAATCTACTCTAGCCGGGAAAGATGTGAACATTTGTACACAAAAGATGACGCTCAAAAATTATTAGATTTTTTTGCCGCATAACCTAGCCTTTTGACGTACCGCCGCCGCATCTGCCGGAAGCTCTCAAAGTCTTCGTACCGATTAGCGCCGCACAGGTCAAAAAGCGCCCGTTCGTTAGCTTGAAATGCCGCAACAGGTGAAAGGTCGCCGACCAACTGATAGTACTGCTCGAAGTAGTAATCTTTGTTCAGCATTGCGACAACGTACCGTAGCGCCGCACGTTCCCGCTTCGTTAAGTCTTTTGGTGCAATTATCTCCATACTATATCCCAACTTGCTGGTTCTTTGTAATCGTCATGTAGGCTTCCTGCTAGTGCCATCACTAATGATACCACGCCGTCTATCTTTTTGCGCTGCGCACCCCGGCCGCGCCCTCGGCCTATCGTCTTGACTGGCTTAACCTTGCCGGTTGTGTCTTCGTAAACCATCGTATTATCTATCTGCCATTCCATCACAGGATTATCGCCAACGTTGATAGCATTACTAGCAACCAATATCTTTAGATTCTTGGTCGGTTCTGAAAAGTTGGTAATGCCCTGGTTGAATGCCTCAATAGGTAGGGCCAATTCTTCTATCCAGCTACCCAAAACCGCTCGGTGGAAGGATGGGTCGGTATTGATTACCGCAACATTGAACCGCTCGCAAGTCTCCGCAATAAAGGATTTGATCGCGTTCTTATCCTGAACGTTACCGGGAGTGGTGAAGATGAAGCCTTCGTCTACCCAATATCGGTAATTTACGTTTTGGTTCTTTGAACGGCTGGCAATGGTATCTTCTGGACACCAAAACCAAGTAACAAATTCAGGCTTACCACCAGAGGGAAAGAAAACTAGGGTGTAGGCGCTTAAATCCTCCGTACTGGCAAGGTCAAGACCTCCGTAACATCGGGTATTATTCTTGTGGTGGTAGTCGAGATCAATCGGGCCTTCGTTACAGCGTCGGTAATCGTTGACGTTTATGTATGCGTTTAGCGAGCCAACCCAAACGTTTAGATGTAGCTGAAGATAGGACGCGATGCCGGTCTTCTGAGCTTTCGTGTCTTGGACGATGATGTCGAAGTCAGCAGGGCGAATGATAGAGTTGTCGCCATAGCCAGGGTTGGCCTGGGCAATGACCTCTTCGTTAAATATGTCCTGGGGGTCGGGCTGGTTGCCTTCTTCATCATAAGCTGAATAGATGGCCACGTACCAATACTCGTTCTGAACTAATCCCTTTGCGATGCTTACCGCCGTGTCGTGAATCTCTTCGGCAAACGTACCAATCTCGCCCGCCGTGGTAATCATTCCGCAAAGGCTGTTGCGGCTTTTCATCATTCCCTTCGTTAGAACGTCGTACAGCTCGCGATTAGGCTGCACGTGCATCTCGTCAAAGGCAATGAAGTAGGGCCGGAAACCGTGCTTTCCGCTAACATCCGAACTGAGAACCTTGATGGTACTGCGGCTGGCCTTGTGGGTTATGCTGAAGCGTAGGGGCTTGAATTTGTCTTTTATCTTGCTGTTATTGTTTATTAGTTCTACGCAACTATCGAAAACAATTCGAGCCTGTTCTCGGTCGCCAGCTACGCAGTATGTCTCGGACGCTTTAGGGCCATCTACCCCAGCCATGTACAGCGCCAGACCGGAGACAAAAGCAGATTTACCGTTACCTTTTGGTATTTCGAGGTAAAAATAGCGGTGCTTTCGGTCGCCTGTTTTCTTGTTTATCCAGCCGAACACCTGCCGGATGTGGAACTTTTGCCAATCCTCCAAGATGAAAGGCTTGCCAGCTTTATCGCCCTGAACGTGGATTAGATACTTTTCAAAAAAGCGGATAGGTTTCTCAGCCGCTTCTGGATCGTAGCGGTATTTCTTTTTGTCTATGGTTGCAACACTGCTGATCATAGTATGAAATCTTCTTCGTCTTCGTCGCTGATCTTTGCTGGCAGGTTGATCTTTGCTAGAGACATCGGATTAAGTCCCCAGTACCGCTCAAACGTTACCATGCTTTTTCGGGCCTCCGTCGCTGCTTTAAAATTGGCACTTAGCCCACGGCTGCCTGTGCTGTAAATTTCAACGCCAGGTGTGTCTTCTGATTTTACCTCGCCCGCATTGAAAACAAAGATTTGCCAGTTGAAACAGTAGTCAGCTATTTGGGGGTAAGCCGCATCCGTTAGGATTTGCATCTCCATCAGTTGAGCGCAAATCCTAAACCACATATCCTCCCCGGCTGTGGTTAGGTAGTCAGGTGGCATGGGTAGGTTGCTGGATGGGGTGGCCACCAACTCTAACTCTTTCGGCTTTGCTTTTTTGGCTCGTGGCATGTTAAAGCACTTTGAATTTAAAAGGGGGGTCTTGAAAAATGGTTAAAAATGCAAGCTGTGTTTGGCCGGGGATAAAGAGGCTTATAACTCCACCTTCACGACCTCCCCCCGGTCCATAACCTAAAACAACTTGTTTGATGTTGTTTTAAGCTATACCTACTATAACTTGTTTGATGTTGTTTCATCTTGTTTTAATATCCTTTCAACCACCTGTACTCGATCAGCAGGCACTAACCCATCAGGACTATCTATTGCATCAATGAACAGTCCTGTGCGTTCTCTTGCGCTCTTACTATCATGATGGCTTGCGCACATAGCCATTAGGTTGCGTGGAGTGTAGTCAGCACCTCCGAACTGACGCGCAACGATGTGGTCGGTTAGGGTCGCTGGCTCTAGCTGCCTCATGTAGCTGCACACCTCACACAATGGGTTGCGCTGCCTGTACAGCTTAGTGGTCTTGCGCCATGCTGTGCTGTTGTAGAACTTCTGTTCTCCTGTTGGCTTGCGCACCCTGTCCGGTAAGTAGGCTTTACGTGTGGGCTTGGGTAGGCTTGGCATAGCTATTGCTTGCTACGTTCTATACAGAATTTACAGTTCCCTTTGTGGGCTAATTGTCTAAACCCAACCAAGTACTCACAGCCATCAAACTCTATTATTTGAATCCTTTCTACTTGCTTGATTTGTCGTTTCTCTTCAAAGTCACCACATCCGCAAAAAAGAAAAGCAACTAACAATATGTATAATGCATCGCTTAGTTTGGTGTTTTTTTTAATGTAATTCATCTATCAATTTATGTTTTAAGTTCAAGCGGTGGGCAAGTCCGCTGATGGCCCGGTTTGTATGTTGCTTTGGCATGGGTTAGTCTTCTGGGTGGAATACGCTGATCTTTTGCCGCTCAACTCTGCTAATGTATTGCGGCAACCCTGTTTGGCTTGCCAGTCGCTTTGCAAGCCCTCGCGCGCGTGGCAATGTAGATACGCTTTCCCTCGTATTAACATAGTCTCGAACCTCGTAAGAGGTCACAGCGCATGGCGTAAGCTCAAAGGAATACACCTCATCGTCTGTTAGTGGCGCGTCGTACTCAATTATAGCATGGTAGCCGTTTTTGGATCGCGTCCCCTCTGCTAGAAGTCGAGCACCCTCTGGCTGGCATCCGATCCCAAATGGGCGTTGGGTCATTTTGTAT